AGACATAGAAAATGTCAATATCGATGAATTATCAAAATACTTTAGAGAGAATTATACCAGATTTGGATGGGACACAGATAGGCGATATGTCAAAAATCAATTTGAAGATGTTGTCAAAATGTACATCGAACTTCTGGGGGGCAAAACACAAGAACAATTATTTGCACCATTCCTAAAGTCAGAAAACAAGTACACCAACTTTGATAACCTCTGGTCATTCGTGATTGACAAATTTTATCTATTCGGAAGATTAGCCACATTTTCATATTTAGAGTATTTAAGATTGGCTGGTCTCAATATAGATTGCTCTCAATTATTCCTTGACGATATTAGTGGCTCTAAGTCCCATCGTAATGGCTTATGCAAGGTACTGGGCAGAGATGACCTTGACTGGTACAACAATGATGTGAGTTATACCGATGAGGTCTTAAACTGGCTTAAAGAGGAAGGAGCATTATTACTCCAAGAGGCTAAACAACGATTTCCACATGAGGACATATCCTACTTTACTCTGGAAACTACATTATGTTGTTACAAGTCATGGCATCGAATAAACAGACGATATCCAAATGTATACAACGATATGTTCTACAATAGAATCAAGGTCGCTGAAAACAACTGGAATGACAAAACTCCTTTCGTACTCTTCTGGGATGCTCGTAAACAAACACTACCCAAGCGACTGAGGGTAGAGTCTAATCCAAAAGACTATGGAGTAGCACCAACCAAACAAAATCATTATCTAAATACCGGTCAAGTCATCATGATGGATGGTGATTGGGAGTGTTTTGAGAATCTTTATAACAACTATGTATACTAGAATGAACGAGAACATACTTTTAATAGGCTCTGCTGGTACTGGCAAGACATGGGTGATGAAATCCCTAATAAATAAATTTAAATGCGAGAGACGGCAGAAATATGGCAAATTCTATTTCCATACCTCCGATGCTCTGGTCATAGTAGGCAAATATGACGGCACTACATTCGAAGGCTCTGACCGATTGTCAATGAGTGTTATTACTGACCTCGATGCTTTCTTATCACTTACTGAAAATAAAGTAGTAATTTTGGAGGGTGATAGATTCACAAATAGCAAGGTTATAGCAAAGGCAAAACCAATAATCATTAAGATACTCGGTGATGGTCTGGCTGGGAGGCTTAAAAGAGGCTCTAATCAAACCGAGCGCCATTTGAAGTCTATTGCAACACGAGTGAGCAACATACCATTAACCGATAGGGACTACATAGTGAATAACTCTGGTGAGGCTCTTGAAATAATAACTAAAATAATTAACGGCGATGAGGAAATTAATCAATAAGATAAGATACATAATGCTAACCAAGACAGAAAGGAAACTAATAGGGATTTCTGCTATGCTTACAGAGGAATACATAAGGTCAAGAACATTCCGTAGAATGATGGACAAAACGCAAGTAGGGGACTACATTAAACAAACAATTAATAACTGGCAAGATGAAACGAAATGAGACAAGAACTGACATACAAAAAAAGGCGATGATTCAAGCAATGGCATCATGTCTGGGTGTAGTATCAACTGCATGTAAGAATGTAGGCATGTCGAGGCAGACACACTATGAGTGGATGCGTGAAGATTTAGACTATGCAAGGGACATAAAAGACATCGAAAACATCACACTTGATTTCGCTGAATCCAAACTACACGAATTGATATTTGAGGGCAATGTGGCTTCTGTAATATTCTTCTTAAAGACCAAGGGTAAGATGAGGGGATATATTGAGCGCTCTGAGGTTGATGTCAACCACTCTAAGCCGGACTTATCTGGTCTTACTACTGCTGAGTTAATGGATTTACTAAAGGACTAACAATGGATGTCTCTGAGCGTAAAAGATATGTAAAGGAGGTCTTTAAACAAGAACTGGCTAGGCGTGACTTCTGGCAGTTTTGTTTATACTATGACCACGACTTCTATTCGGCTCGTACTTTCTTAAAGGACATAGCGATAGCATTCCAAAAGGTCGAGGAGGGTACAATCAAATCACTATCGGTGTCCATGCCTCCAAGAGCCGGAAAGAGTTACATCACATCACTATTCTGCGCATGGACTCTGGGACGCAATCCGGCTGAATCCGTTATGCGTAACACATGTACGGCTACACTCTATCTCAAGTTCGCATACGATGTAAGAGCCGTTATCAAGTCCGATACCTACACCATGGTATTCCCAGATGTAAGGCTTTCTGATGACAAGAAGAATCTACAAGGATGGAACACAAACCACTCCAAGCAAGTAGGTTATTTTGGCGCTGGAGTAGGAGGAACTATCATCGGATTCGGAGCAACAAAGGTCGCTATAACAGATGACTTGTATCGAGGTATTGAGGATGCTCTTAGTGATACCACCAATGACCGTATTCAACAATGGAAGCAATCAACACACGATAGTAGATTTGAATCTGGGTGCGCTCGTATTGACATAGGTACACGCTGGTCTGTAAAGGATGTGATAGGTACGGCGATGGGAGATGGCGTGTATGAGGAGTCCTTGATAGTATCTGCATTAGATAAAGATGATAGGTCGTTCTGCGAGTCTGTAATGACCACTGAGGAGTATCATGACAAGAGGCTCCGAACTGCAAAAGAAATCTGGGTAGCAGAATACATGCAAGAGCCAGTTGATGTGGCTGGTCGTTTATTCGGTGATATCCAATACACATCCACAGATGAATTGAGTGCTATAATTGAGGCTAATAAGTCACAAGCAAATCCCTCTGGCGTTGATGGGGTGGTAGGCTATATCGATGTCGCTGACCAAGGTAAAGACTATACGGCTCTGGCAGTATGCGCTATCGTCAAAGGCTCTATGTACATCGTTGACTATCTATTCACAAGGGACAATACCGATATTACTTTGCCACTTTGCGCTGGTCTTTTATCCAAGTGGAATGCCTCGTATTGTAGGGTAGAATCCAACTCCATGGGAGCAATGTTTAGCCGTAACCTACAACGACTTTTACCTACAACGAAACTTCTACAAGTACACAACACGACCAACAAGGACACACGAATAATTATGCAGTCAGCATGGATTCAAATAAAGTTTAATTTCGTACTGACTGGTGATGCACATCAGCACCAATTTATCAGCAACACTCTGGGTTATAGCAAGGAGGGTAAGAACAAGAATGACGATGCTCCAGACTGCCTAGCCGGACTTTCGATATTTGTTCAATCAATGTTTAAACATTTAGTATGATATTGAAAGAATTTTATAGTAACTTTGTAAAAATGAATGCGTATGAATCTTAACTTTTGGGAGAACTTCTTTGGTGTAAACATTTCATCAGTAGACTCTGGTCGTTACATAGACCAAATGAAACGATTATTCCCAGCGCAATCGCAAATCTGGGGTAAGAAGGATGCCGTATGGGTAGACACAACTGACATCTGGAAATTGTTTATTGAGATACCGGAACTAAGAGCCGTAATCAACAAGAGAGCCTCCATGATGGCTTCCAACAAACCATGCCTTTACAAGGATGACAAAGAGGTCGAATCGCACTGGCTTCTGGACCTTATCAACAAGCCTAACGCAATACAATCATGGTCGGATGTGGTCTATACTATGTCAGTACAAGATGCTCTTTACTCAAATACATTTTGTTACGCTCCAGCGAGGTCGCTGAACATACGCAATTTATTCGTGCCTCTACCGGCTAACAAAATACGCATGAATCTTTCGGGTAAGAAGTTAAAGCAAATGGATGCAAATGACCTTATCGAATACTTCACTTTCAAGTACGATGATGAGACTAGAGAGCGTATTGAATGGAACGATATGGTGTATCTAACCACTGACGATGGAATGAATCTGGTTAAGCCAACAAGCCGTATCGAGACACTCAAATATCGACTATCAAACATCAAGGCTTCTTATCACAAACGCAATGTATTATTAGAGAATATCGGTGCTATTGGAATCCTTTCGGCGCAACAGAACGACATGGGGGGTGCTATCCCAATGACACCAGAAGAGAAGAATGATATTCGTAGGGATTGGTACAACAGACAAAAGGATGAATTAATCATCACTGAGGCTAATGTTAATTGGCAACCTATGTCCTATCCTACAAAAGATTTATTACTCTTTGAGGAGTTAACTGAGGACAAACTGGCTATCATCGATGCGTTCGGAATGAACTACAATTTATTCTCATCAACTAACGGCTCGACTTTCTCTAATGTAAAGGACTCTATACGAATGGTTTACACTGATACAATCATACCGGAAACACAATCCATGTACGATAGTATTATCAAGCAGTTTGGACTCGATGCTGAGGGGTATAAGTTACACGCTGAATTCGACCATTTGCCGGTGCTTCAACATGACGAACAAATGTCTGCCAATGTGCTGAAATTAAAAACAGAAGCAATCGAGAAGATGACCAACTTAGGTCTTATAACAATCGATGAGGCTCGTGCAATTCTTGATATTTAATTAATAAATTACACTATGAAAACAACTTCATATTCAACTAAATCTGGCTTCGAAATCAAGGACATGGATTCAGCTACACGCAAGGTAGCAGTCTATCTGGCGAAGTTCGATAACATGGACTCTGACGGTGATGTAATTCGCAAGGGTGCATTCGCTAAATCAATCATGGAGCATGGACCTCAATCAGCATCAAATCGTAAGATAGCATTCCTACGCCACCATGACTGGCAACAACCGATTGGCAAATTTCTGGAGTTATCTGAGGACAATAATGGTCTGTTAGCCGTTGCTGAGATGGGTAGAAGTTCGTTAGCAGAAGATGCGTGGAAGGACTATGAGGATGGAATCATTCGTGAACACTCTATTGGCTTCCAATACATCAAAGATAAAATGTCATTTGTAGAGGATGAAACTCTACCGATGAAAGGATATTACGAGATTCGTGAGGTAAAACTATACGAAGGCTCGGCAGTAACTTTTGGCGCAAATGAAATGACCAATGTAATTTCGGTTATGAAAAGTGAGGAGAGAGCAACTTTCTTGAGCCAACTTAACCTTTCCTTTAACAACACACTCAAGTCACTCTTAGAACGCAGAGAATCAAGCGAGGGAGCATTTGAGTATGAAATGAAATTAAAGTATATCAATTCACAACTTTTGCAACTCGCATCAGCAGAGTCGGAAATCCACTCTGTAAAGAACGAGCCGTTAACAATAGTGACTGAATTTGATTGGTTTAATGTGATAAATAAAATAA